TCTTCTATATTAGGTTCTACTATAGTATCTTCTACTGTAGACTCTTCTGCAGCAGGTTCAACAACAACCTTAACCTTCTTACCAAACTTACCTAATAATCTTGTTAGCCAAAACTTCTTACTCATATTATTATTTACGTCTCTGTCTATACTTTTAACGTCTACGTTCAAGTTTTTTTTTGACTCACTCTCTTATGATTAAGATGTACAGCCATAGCATAAGATACAACTGGACCTGCTAAACTTATTACAGCAGCAAATAGCCCCAGTCCCCATAATACGATCTGACGTTGTGTCTCGTTATTAGGTATAAAGTAGCGAATTACAGGCATATGACCTCTCATATCATTTTGTGTTTCAGTTAACTCAACCTTCGATTCAGATAATGTATTTAACTGACTCTTTTGAAACTCTAACAACGCAGCTGATGTTTTAGCTTGTAATACACGCTTACTCTCTCGCTTGACCTCTATACCCTCTGTTATATTATCCATTGACGCTTGAAATGCTCTCGCTTTAGGTCCCATCGAACCGTCATTATTTACACCATCGTTAATTTGAAAATCTCTTGATTCTCTAGCCTTATTATATTGTATAGTTAAATCAGCAATCTCTTGATCGTACAATGCTAGTTGCTCTTTATTAGCATCCTTAAATACCTTAATTTGCTCTTCGTTAGTATTCTCTACGTTCTTTACTTCCGCCTTTGCTATGTTCTCTGTTTCTAGAGACTCAAATGCACGTGCTGTCATATTAAGAAAGTTACCAGATAGTGATATAGATATACAAAACAACCATATTATACCTGCTAATATCTTTGCTCTCCATGATGGTGTAACGCCAATTAACATTGATAGTGATACAGAGCCGACTGATGGTAAGAACCCGATAATACCTGCAAGAAGGTCGTCGCCGAATGTAGGTTTCCAGCCCATATATGATAGCACTATATCTAGCCCAGTCATTGCAAATATAAAGATAAACACAAGAACACTAGATGCTGTTAAAAGTTTAGGTTTATGCATATTATTATTTAGTCTATTTTTATACAAAAGTGAACCGCGGGGTCTTCGGCCCCCACGGTTCGGATAATTTTCGTTCTTGGCTGATATCAGCTTACTTTCTAGAAGTAAGTGTTACCTTCACCAGGTGTGAACGCTTCGCCAAGTCCCTTAACCAAGATAACATGGTAGTAGAGGTTAGCACCGAAGATGTTGTCAACAACACCGTAACGAGTAAGCAACCCTACGCGAGGGGCAAAATCGTTCGGGCCAATAGTTCTCTGAACCATGACTGGAATATAAGGACAGTAGATGATACCAGTGTCGTAAAACTCAGGACCCTTGTAGCCAAGGAGTGCATACTCGATACCATTCTGAGCAGCGGCATAGCCACTACCAGGATAAGCATTAGTATTCTGAACTTCAGTACGTGTATCACGGTAAACGTTGAATCTACCTCCGAGCGAACCGACCTTAGCAATACCAACAGGCTGTGTGCTTACGTCGCCCTGTACAGGTACCCACTGGAATTCAGGGAGCATCTCAAGGATGGCGCAAACTTTAGGCGTACCAACAATAAAGTTAGCAGCGCCACGTCTGTTACGTACGGCAATACGGTTAGCTTCGATGATAAGACGTTGATAAAAATCCCTGTTACGCTCAACCAACCAGCGACCGTCTGCAGAAGCAGGGGACCAGATGGAGTAGCCGGCGTTAAGACCAGCATTAAGAGCGGATTGAATCATCCTCATGAGCATTTCACGGTCAATCTCTGCTTGGATCTCGTATGACATAGCATTCGTGATCTCAGCATCGACATCGATACCGTTCATGTTCTTGAGGTCTTGCTCAAGCTCGACAGACCAGCGAGCACCCAAACGACGGGTACCAGCTTCTACGGCTGTCTTTTCAAACTTAACTTCAACTTGTGGAATGTTGCCGGTAATCTCGAAGTTTTGCAGAATTTCTGCAACACCACGATCTTGATCAGCAAACGACCACTCACCGGCAGCATCGCCACTAAGCGCGCCAACACCGGAAGAACCGGTGAAGCGGGTATCAAGCATTTGATACCCGAGCTCAGTGCCGTTGAGACCAGCGGAGCCACTATAGGCTCCAGTTGGTGCTCCAGATCCTCCAGCTCCAGCACCGCCCGCAGGGGCAGCACCAAGACCGTCTACACCGTCACCGAGTGAATCACTCTGGTAAGCATAGCGGAGGGCAAATGCAAGTCCAACAGGACCTGACATTGGCTGAACACCAACGATTTCGTTGGAGATAAGTTCAGGGAAAGTACGACGAATCATCGGGATAAGAACTTTAGGGAGACGCTGATCACCATTTGCATAGGAGTCGCTGTTTCCAACGGATCCACCTGCAAGTCCTGCAGTACCACCAAGGGCACCACCGGAAGAGTTGGCCTCTTCCAGACACCACTTCTCTTGGTTTTCCAAGAGGATAGCAGTGTTTAGACGAGTTGTGTCATCACTAATAGTCTTAACTGAATCGGAAGAATAATCAAGAACAGGTGCCCACTTCTCTAGGAGAGTATCGGCTCTGTTCTTATCAATAAATGATTGTGGTTTATTCATATAATTTCGTTTTCTTTCTATTTCGACCTTCATAAGACTAGTAAACTAGCTTATGTTATTCAGGCACCAAATGCCTCATAGTTAAGGGAGATTTTTTACTTCATCCGATTTAGTTCGTCTAAATACGGATTAGAAATTTCCTTTTTCTCTTGTACAAGTACAGGAGCGTCAGCTTTTACTTTTCTTTTAGCAAAAGCTTCCTCTTTAATTACACTAACACGCTCTGTTTCTTTTTTGTCAAACAAACGTGCAGTATATTCAAAATTCTCTTCGATAAACTTAGGTGACTTATCACCTAGCACTCTATGCATATACTCAGACTTCTTAGCTGAGAGTTTCGAAGTTTTAGACTCAAGCAATAGATCAGCTTTAGTCTTGTTGTATGCCTCTTTAATAAGAGCATTTTCTCTTTCAACCTTCTCTAGCTTCTCGCTAAGAGCGTCGATTTGAGTCTTACCATCCATTACAGCCTCTTTAACTGACTCACTCATGAGTGAAGAGTCAACTGCAAGTACTTTACGAAGGTTATTAAGAACTTCCATTGCTGTTCTGTTTTGAGTAGCTTCAAGTACGGCCTCAGCAGGAAGTGCTTCATCAACATACTCTTCCAAGTAATCTGAAATAGACTCTACTAACGTGGTCTTAAACTCTTTAGCACTACCACTAATCTCACCTTCATACTTACTAATAACCTTAATAAGCTTCTCAGCGTTATTTCTATCAACTGCTTCAACGATACGCTTAAGCTTTGATGAATGATCTTTGTCAATTGCTTGCATAAGCTCTTGTAACTTCTCTGAATAGAGCTCATCTTGCGATGCAAGTGCAGCTTCAACAGATAAGGTAAGCTTATCTTTAATTGCTTCTTCGATAGATTGTACTGACTCCTCGGTAAGTACTTCTTTGATGCTTTCAGGTAATAGTTGGTCCTTGCTCATAATTAGAAAAGTGGTTTGTCGGTCGCTTTGATGATACGTGTAATAATCTTATCCTCAACTACGCCTTGTAAATATTTATGCGCATCAGCGTAATTTTTATCAGAAACACTAGAGATAAATTGACTTATCTGTTGTTTAGTTTGCTGTGTTGTATTTTTCTTACCCTCCGACATATAATATATTTATACTAGAGTTTGTTAATAAACAGCATTATTCTCTCTAAAAGGTATTTATCTACCTCTTTACTAGGTAATGTTGAGATAGACTTTTCAAATCTGTCATAAATCTCTTCATACTTACCGTCGTCTGCCAGTACCCATTGCTTTGATTCTAAAATACCATTTACAAATGCACTTGGATATGATGGATCAGCAACACAGTCAACAGCAACTAATTTGAGGTTCTTTACTGTGTTATGTGTTGAGCCTTCTTCTAGTGTACCTAGAGCACGTGAAGACATACCAACTTTTACACCATCATTGATTAATGATCTTACAATTTGACCACATGGTGTAGATAGTACTTTTGACTTACCGTAAAAGATATTACCATCTTGTGATAGCTCAGTAATCATATGACATGCTCTTTCAAGATCAACATCTGCAGATGAAGGGTGATTTAACTCCCCCATTGCTCTACCAGGCTGTACCATGTCTTCGTTATACCGCTGAACTTCACGCTCTAGCTCATTAAGAGGATACATTCTGTTATTCTTATTAACACCCTCTGCCATCATATACGGTCCCTTAATATAGAGATTAGATGGAGCGTCTTTATTTGATTCCTCCTCAATGATTTCAAACTCATCAACAGAGTCAGGATTTTCACACATTAGGTTAAGTTTTAAGGCCATATTAATATTATTTAGTCTATTTCTTAGTAAAAGCTCTTTATTTAAGATCTTTTTCAGTTATTATAATAAACTCCCAGCCCTGCTTTTTCGCAAACTTCCTAGCACTATCCCATTTACTCGTATTAACCGCCCATTGCCGCTGCTCGTATAACAAGTGTTGCTTCTTTCTATACTTTGTTTTTGGAGGTTTTGTCTGGTTATATGGCTTAATTTCTACAAGGTACCGCTTTACTTTATTACCTTCTTTTATCATAATATAGTTATCGACAAAGTATCTATGAACTCTTTTATCTAAAGGACTCACATACGGTACTACTACGTTCTCACTAGACCACTGTAATATATTAGGGTTATCATCACAAAATCTAAAGAACTTAAGCTCTAAACCTGACCGATACACGGCTTTTGTACCTATAAATTTCTTTAAGTTTTTTGGCTTAAATATACCCTGTCTATATCTTTTCGACGCCATCAGCCAACAATAAATGTAACAGGATCAGCATCTCCAAAGCCGGGGGATGCACCTTCAAGCAACTTAGTTTCGAGCTCCTTCTTCCTCTGATAACCTTCATTAAGTAGTTCATAGTTTAATGAGCCACCACCAATAAGACTAACACCACTAAACTTACCTCTAACCATACCGATTGTTATCATTGTTAGAGCTGTTACATATTCATACACCCACTGCTCTTTAATAACATCACGTATTGGCTTCTCTACATAACAGGATACAACACCGTAATATCTATTTTTAGGTTGTGGATATAGTTGCAAGTACTGTGTTCTTTCATTAAACTTAACATCTTTCTTTAAGGCTAATACCTTCTCTCTGGTGTCAAGCCACTCCTTCATTGTATACCACGATACTAGATCAAAGCCATGATTACCCATAGAGTATGAAAAATACGTTTGTTGTGCTAGTGTTTGCTCTAATGTGAACAAAGTGTTAATACCAGTTGTTGATCCTTCTTCAAAGTCTGTAACAGAAACAACTTTTCTATAATCCATAATATCATAATCATACATTACTTGATATGTTGTACCATTATCTGGCTGACCTTCTAGTGTTAAAGTCTTTCTTTTATTCTCCTTAAACACCGCTGATAGTGATGAATCATAATTTGTGATTGTCTCAAACAGATCACCATCAACAATCTCAAAGCTCTCAATACCGTCTTTAATCTGTGCAGATAGTGCAGATGAACCAGTAAAGAAAGAGCTATCTATAGTTGATGTAGCTACAAATACCGTTTCAGGTGTATCTGCATAATACTCACCACCTGGTCCTATTGGATTCTCACCCGTTATCTTTTTAGCAGCTGTGTCGAGGTTGGAGTTTGCTAGTGTATAAAGCAGATCTAACCGAAGACCTTTACCTCTTTCATAAAGATTTGAATCAAATATTAGAAACTCCTGTGTAAATCCTGCATATTTTGTAAAGTACTCAACAGCAATTTGAATATTTTCTCTCAGCTGATCCGGATGTATCTCTAGTGATACCAGCGGGTAACCTAAACCTCGCTTTACTCTATCACCTAATCTATCGTATGTCTCAATTTTATTATTAAGATTTGTAGATAGAAAAGCAGAAAGGGGTGTTATTTCACAAGCATTATTCTTACATACATCAGCCATGTATATATTTAGTCACCTACAAGTCATTTATCCAAGCAAAGCTCTGTTTTATCTGTTCTGAGAACTCTCTACCCAAAACATCATGCCAATCTGGCTCAAGTGGCTTAACAACATTGCGGATCTTATGCTCACCATAAGGCCAACCAAGCTCATGCTCATCTGTGTATTGCTCTACATTGAGCGGATTTACCTCAAATCTATCCATCTCTAAGTAGTCCCAGAT